TATTGAAAAATTTGGTGGAGTAGAAACTCAAACAAACTCTCTCACAAAACTTGCAAAAGCTTTTGATGATTTAGTAAACTCCTTAAAAAGAGCTATCGGTCCTATGTCAGAATTTATGGCAACTGCACTATCACAAAATACCCTAGCAACAGCAGGTATGGGTATTTTTGCAGGTTCAAGTCTATTAAGAGCCGTAACTCCTTCTGTACCCTCTATAAATTTAGGAGACGAAGTTCAAGGGATGAGAGAGAGAGTCAGTGATACAGGAATGTTAAATGAGGCAGGAAAAGCAAAATTTGGCAAATTACAGACTACACAGGAATTAAAAAACTTCGAAAGATCTTTACAGGCAAAGAAATCAAAATTTCTAGACTACACTACTTTCACGAAAGCAGAATCAAAAAGAATGGTATTAGTATTAAAAGCTCATAATTTAGAAATGCAAGCAGACCAAGGCGGCGCAGTAGATAAAATGAAAAATAAGTTTTTGGGTTCTTTATATCTTATGCAAGCAGAGTATGGTAAGTTTGTAGGTACTCTAAAGTTTTTAGGAAGAGGACTTTCAACCGCTATAAGATTTGCGGGTTATGCAGGTATCATAATATCTTTAGTTGGAGTAATTAAGCAGTTTTTTGACTCAAATGATAAAGCAGAACAGAAAGCAAAAGCAGCACAAAAAGAATTCGGAGAGTTATTTTCTAAAAATGCAGAAGATTTAGAAAAAATGATTGATGGACTAAAAACTTTTGATTCTCTAATGACAAATGCTTTACAAAGCGCAAGAGGTCTATCTAATATAGATTTTAGTAATGTTCTTAAAGGATTTGAAGGAGGTATTGAAAACCAAGCTCCGTCAGGGGCTATGGGAAAGATTAAGCAAGCTTTTTTGGGTATGTTTACGTACGATAATTTGGACGGAGAAGGCCCACAGAAAATGTATCAAGGAAACTTTTCTGCTGATCAAATAAAAGGACTAGAAGGAATTAGAGACGCTCTCAAAGCAGAACAAAAATTACTTATAATAAATAGTGACGCGTATAACCAACATGAAGGTATAATCAAAAAAATAAACACGGCTTTATCCGATAATGAAAATAACATAGTTTTAACTTCTGGCGCTTATAGCACATTAATATCTAGTTTTGAAACTCTACAAGAGGAAGGCACAATAGCTCAAAATACTATGAAAGGCTTGACACAAACCACCCAAATAATGTCAAGTTCTGCCCAAGATTTTAGTAAAGCTTTAAGATCTTTTAAAGCCCCACAAACATCGCTAACTAGATTAACCACAAATATACAATCTGTAGGAGGCGCTTTATCTGGTTTAGGGGAGGCTTTTGAAAAATTACAAGTAAAAATGAATTTTAAACAAGGGGGAGATGTTTTTGATAGCGCAACAATGAGTATGTTATCTACCTTTTTATCAAAAGAAGATATGTCCGCAATAGACGCGTATAAGGTGGAATTAAATGCTTTAGCTGTAGAAAGAGACAAGTTTGAAAAAGATAGTGAAGGGTATAAGAAAAAAGAAAAAGAGATTACTGCAAAAGGAGCTGAAGCTTTCTTAAAGTTTGGAGAGTTAACAGAAAAAGAAGCAGAAAGACTTCATGGCATCGAAATGAAAATGATAGGAAATAAAACAAAAGCTCAAACAAATCTTTCTTTACTTACATTAGGAGCTACTAAAAATCAAGCTAAACAACTAAAAATGCAATCAGCTATAGTTCAGAATAATTTAAATATAAGTAATCAAGAAACTTTACTAGCAGAACTTAAAAAGAAAGGCTTAACAATGGATGACGCCCAAGTAGTAACAGAAACAGCAAAACTAGACTTACTAAAAGCACAAGGAATGCAACTTCAAGCAAATATAGATCATCAGTACCAACTCGCCCAAGCAGCAAAAAATAGTTTTGAGTCAGGACTACAAGGAACTTTTGACGATTTAATTACAGGCAAAAACTCTAGCTTAACAGAAGGATTAGCAAATATAGGAAAAGGAGTAATGGAGTCTGTGTCAAAACAACTATCAGAACAAATGGCTACAGGAGTTTCAAACTTCTTATTTGGCAACAAAGAATTAGAAGGGTATAAGAAAGGAGCTGAAATATTAAAGCAAGCTCATATAGACGGAATAAAAGCAGGTATAGGATCAGGAACTGGAGACATCTCTTCAAACAGTGTTGAACTAGGGGGCCTTGAACAAGCCTTTAATTTAGGCAAAAAAGCTTTTGCATTTCTTAACCCTTTTTCTGCCGCAAAAGGAGGAATTACTCCTTCATATGAAAAAGGAGGAATTACTCCTTCATACGCAAAAGGAGGTATTACTCCAGTTTATGCAGCTTCCGGTGGAGTTTTTGAAGGGTCTAAGCAAGGCTACCCAGCAATTATGCACGGAAATGAAGCAGTAGTACCATTACCAGACGGAAAATCAATTCCAGTCTCAGGAGGAATGGGAGGAAATGTAAATGTTTCAGTAAATATGACAACTGGAGCAACAACAACTGAGTCTACAGGAAGTGATATGTACATGATGGGCGAAGCAGTAGCCTCAGCAGTACAAAACGAATTAGAAAAACAACAAAGACCAGGCGGGATGTTATCCCCTTATTAATAGATTATGGCAATAGGATTTAACGTAGGAGGAAGTTTAGGAACTGTAGTACCAGATAAAGGACTCTCACTTTCTAACACTCCCAAAGTACATTTAGCAACTTTTGGTGATGGTTATGAGCATAGAATAGCTGATGGAATAAATAACTTACCTCAAACTTTTAGCTTAACTTTTACAACTCGACCAAAAGCAGAAATTGATGATATAGTAGACTTTTTCGAAAGTAAAGGAGCAGTAACCGCATTTGATTATACTGTATCTGACTCTAATTCTGGTGGAAATGAGAGAACAGTAAAAGTAGTTTGTGCTACTTGGAACCAAACATGGGATTTTGATAATTTTTATAGTTTAACAGCAACTTTTAGGAGAGTGTACGAATCATGAGTACAAACAGTTTAATTAGTGATTTTCAAAAGCAAGCAGTAGCATCAGGTCTTGTAGAACTTTATGAAATAGAAAAACCTGATGGAACATTTGCTTATATTACTAGAGGAGAAGATAGTGATGGAAGTAGTTTACAACTATATGATTATACTTCAACCTCTACACTAAGAACTTATGCTCCTTTTCCTGTAAGTTCAACAGGCTTTGAAACAAAAGTAACTGGAGCAATTGCAAGACCTGTAGTTAACTTTTCAAATGTGGGGAATAATTTTACTACTTTACTAGGAACAGCAGATACCAATTTAATACTAGGAAGAAAAATAATAAGAAGAACTACCTTAAAAAAATATTTGGTAGGAGGTTCAGCAGACACAGGATCAGGACAGCAATCTATAGAGTTTGGAAGAGAGGTGTGGACTATTTCTAAATTAATGAAAAAGGACGCAACTTCTATAAGTTTTGAACTAAAAGCACCCTTTGATTTAGAAGGTGTAAAAATACCTGCAAGACAAATAATATCAAATGCTTGTCCATGGGAGTATACAGGAGCTTCTCCTACATTATCAGAAGGAGAAAAATGCGGAGGATGTATTTGGAGTAAAGATGGATCTTTTAAATCTAAGTTTGGAAATACTGATGAAACCCAAAAAGTGTATGTTACTATAGATGATGAGTATATATACAATAGTACTGATACTTATACTGACTATACAGCAGCAGCAGGTAGTAGCAGCTATGCAGTAGATGCTTTTATAAAAACAACAAATAATGCGGCAACAGAAATAACTACATCAGGAGGCTTTTCTACAGTTTCAAACTTAACTAGACATTGGCAAGTATTAGTAGCAGGAACAAAAACTGCTTTAGGTACTCCTTCAGACTCAAATACTAATTTTGCAGCAGTAAGAGTATTTAGCACTTATTCTAGTAGTACTACTTATAAAGCGTATACAGATGACAGATTAAATGAAATAGTTAAATCAGGTGATTTTTTATGGAAAACAAAACAACCTACAGTAGGAAATACTCCAGGATTTAATATATATTGGAAAAGAGCAGATGAATGTGGAAAAAGATTAGAATCTTGTAACAAGCGTTTCGGATTCACGCCTTTAATTTCTACAAGCACAAGTTCAAGAGGAAAAGCTAATTTTAGTAATAGAGTACTTCCTTTTGGAGGTTTTCCAGGATCGAAGAACTTTGAATAAGTTTATAGAAGAAATCTTTTCTCACGCAGAAAAGGAAGCCCCACGTGAGATGTGTGGTTTAATAATAGAACAGAACAACGAAGAAAAATGGATTCCTTGTGAAAATAAATTTTTGGGAGAAAATCAATTTGAAATTGACCCAAAAACTTTCGCAAAGTATCAACTGATTTCGAAAATAAAATATGTAGTCCATAGTCACTATATGCAAGATTGTCATCCAAGTGAGCATGACAAGAAAAATTGTAAGGCATTAGGTATTCCATACTTAATTGTATCTTACCCCGATAGAGGAGTTGAAATTTATGACCCACGTTAAATTAATGGGAGAAATAGGAGAAAAGTTTGGATCGGACTGGAACATGAATGTTTCCAACTTCCGTGATGTTTTTCGTCTTATTGATTGCCAAACAAACGGGTTTAAAAAATACTTAACTGACTGTGCAGAAGAAGGCATAAACTTTACTATACAAAATGGAGAAGATTTAGTAGATGGAACACTTGATGCTTTAGTTGCTCCTGTAAAAGATACAGTAATTATAACTCCAGTAGCTGCGGGTGCGGGTGGCAGTGATATTTTAAAAGCAGTATTTGGAATTTTTCTATTAATGTATGGTCCTGATATGGTAAATGGGTTGTTTGAAGGAGCAGAGCTAGAAGCAACAGCAGAGTTAGATGCAGCTACAAAAGCAGGAGGTACAGGACACATGAATGCTATGCCCACTCAAAGAACTATGGAAGCTCAGAGCCAAGTAAATAAAATAGAAACTGCAAAAGCAATGACAACAAAAGCAGTTCAAGCAGTTGGAACAAATTTAGCAATGAGTGGAGTTATGGGATATCTTACCCCAGATACTCCTTCAGCTTCAGGAAAAAGTTATTTATTTGATGGCCCTGAAAACAATGTAAAAGAAGGTGTACCAGTTCCTTTACTCTATGGACAATTATTAGTTGGAGGCTCTGTTATAAACTTTGGAGTAGAAGAAACATCTCTACCAAATTATACTCTACAGGGCTATACTTTTATTACAGATGGATCTTATAATTATAATTCTTCAAGCACAACAGGAGCTGGCGGCTCGGGTGCTGGAGGAGGCACAGGCGGCGGTGGAGCTGACTACGGAACAGCACAAAGGTAAATTATGGCACGATTAACAAAAGAATATTTAAATTTAATAGAGGGGTCTGGAGTATCTGGAAATGTACAAGGCTCTAAAAAATCAGTAAGTTCTACTATAGAAGGAGGTACAAATGTGCCTCAAGAAAACCAAACAGCTGTAGTCTATGATATAATCTCCGAAGGCCCAATTGAAGGCTTAGTAGATGGAACAAATTCAATATTCTTAGATAAGACTCCTGTAACTATCGGAGATACTAAACATCAACCAATTAAAATTAAAAACGCTACTTTTACAGCAAGTAATTCTACTTTAGTAGACTCAGACTCTTCCAATCCTTTTTCAAATTTATCAATAGCAGATGGAAAAAGATTTATAAGAATACCTAAAGGTAAAAAATCAATAACAGGAAATGGATCGTCTACTGGAATTTCAGGTTCTGAAGGCTCTACTATAATTACTGCTTCTTCCTCTTTCTTTGAAGCACAAGACGTTACAGATATTAATCCTCTTACAGGAACAGATACTCCCATAGATACAGATACTCCAAAACCTTTTATAAGAATAGAAGGAGCGGGAACAAATTCAAATGTACCTATGGTAGCTCCTATTATTAGATTTATTAGTACAACTTCTGTAGAGATTGGACATCCTCTACCTAGAGATATTTCTTACAAAACAGCAAGTATAGATAAAATAGGAACTATAAGTAGTTTTACTGATGCAAACACTGCAGTTATAGCAGATCTTGGAGCAGTAGGAACAGCAAAAAT